ACTCAATTGTAATTAAACTAGGAGAAAAAATGGACAACATTAAAAAAGCATGGTCATGGATAAAAGCCAATAAAAAAGTGTCAGCGGCTGTTGTGATCTTTATTATTGTAGTTTACGCATTAGTTACATAAGCTATTCAGGGGTAGCCCTACTATGAAACTAAGTAAGAATTTTAGCTTGGCTGAAATGACCAAGTCACAAATAGCGACTAGAATGGGCCTCGATAATAATCCCAGTGAAGATGAGGTAGAGAACCTTAGATTGCTGTGTGAGCGTGTTCTACAGCCCGTTAGGGACCATTTTAATCATATTGTTACCATTTCTTCGGGATACCGGAACGCAGTTTTATCCGTAAAGATAGGTAGCTCCGAGAAGAGTCAACACTGCTCAGGAGAAGCGGCTGATTTTGAAATCTTTGGCACCCCCAACAATGACGTTAGTGACTGGATCAAAGAGAACTTGATGTTTGATCAATTGATTCTCGAATATTGGGAACCAGGACAACCCAACTCAGGTTGGGTGCATGTAAGTTACAAAAAAGAAATTAATAGTAATCGCAAAGAATATTTAATGGCTATTCAAACTAATGGTAAAACTTCCTATAAACCTATCACGGGTTTATCAACCGACAGGTATGCAAAATAATGGCAATTTCTAGATCTCAAATGCCCAAACAACTTAAACCAGGATTAGGTAGAAACTGGAAGCGTGATCCTTATGCCAAATTGCTACAATCTAGACTGTACTCACCCAAAGTGATAACATCTAATAAGTTGTACAACCGTAAAAAGGCGTTCAACTCTTAACGAGAACGAAGGCAATGGGGCCCCAATATGGCAGATACAAGTAAAGCAAAGACAAAAGGAGTTAACGTAGCATTAGATAAAACCTTTAAAAAAGGTTTACTCGAAGGGCTTAATATTGGCTTTGAGGGTTTTATAGGCGAAACAAAAGAAGAAGGAGCCTATAATGTCAATCCCCCTAAAACTAAAGATATAAGTCTTACTGCCGGAGCAACCACAAAAGGTGGAACTCGAATTACTGTTACAGGCTCTAAAAGTAAATCTGAAGGAAATCAATTTTATCCTGATCGAGAAGAAAAAAGTCTTATTTTTGGAATTTCAAAAAGTTTTAAAAAAGGTGGAAAAGCTAAAGTTAAAAAAGCTTATCTCGGCAGCTTTATTGCAGGAGGTCCTAATAATCAATCCAATCAAACTTATAGAAAGTATTATAAGGGAATGGTCTAATGCCTTTTCAATCGGAAAAACAACGAAGATGGATGTGGAAAAATAAACCTGATATGGCTAAAAAATGGACAGACGAACATGGAAGCACACCAGTGAAAGCAAGTTTTGGATCTATGCTTAGAGGACTGGCTGGAAGTGTTTTTAGAAAAAGGGGTACTGCTAGAGCTGATTCTTCGCAAGCTAAAATTATGGGAGATCCTGACGATAGATTATTAGATTATTTTAAAACCAAATATGGTCGTAGTGCACAGCCTATTCAAGCTAAAAAAGGAAAGTATCAAAAATTTGAACATCCCCAACATAATATTACACCAATTGAACACATGGAGGAAAAAGTGTCATCAAAAGAACGTATTGAAAGATTGCTAGACGAAAGAAAAAGGAAAAAAGAATCTAAGCAAAAATTAGTCAGAGCCCAGGAAGGTCAACTGATTAGAGAAAAAACAAGAGGCACAGGAGCTGCCGTCAAAGGTACTGACCATTATGTTATGCAAGGTATGGACGCAGCACAAGAAGGAAAACTAATTCAAGTTCCCACACGGGGAACAGGACAAGCTGTTAAAGGAACTGATCACTATGTGATGCAGGGCATGGACGCAGCTAAAGATGGAAAAATGATTAAAGCTAAACATAGTGTACTTGTTGAAGATAGAACTACTAAATGGGATAGACTGCATAATGAACCAGATAAACGGATTTCAGGACAGGGTAAAAGAAAAAGAATGGGTAAGAAACCAACAAGAGGAACTGGACCTAAAAGAATTAGTAAGGAATGGTTAGAATGGAAATATGGAGAATTTAATAAAGGTGGTCCGATTAAAGCTAAAACAGGTTTTTTAACAACTGATCTTAAAGGCTACGACGTTAAAAAAATAAGCAAGAAGACTAGCGAGAAGTTATTTGTTGATTTATATAAACATCGTGAAAGAGGTGGCTTCAAAAAGGCAAAAGATTATAAAAAATATTTAACAAGTTTAGGGAAAATGCAAAAAGCTCCATTATCAGGAACGTCTACAACACTTCCACCTAAAACAGCAAGATTATTAAGTAACTTGCAATTTGTTTATAAAGATAAATCTACTAAAGCTAGAGCTTTATCTGTTTTGAAAAAAATAGGCAAAAGAACAGGAATTGGTAGAGTTGTTATGGCAGGTGCTATTGCTGCAGGAGCTTACGAAGCAGGTAAGAAGAATTTATTTAAACTTAAAGATAAAAAGAGAGTTGATAAAAAGAAACCAACTAAAAAATCCATCGGTGGAGAAACTGTCGTAATGAAAAGTGGCGGAGGCTACATCGACGATTTGATATAATGAATTATGGCAACATCTGGAACAACAACATTCAATCTAGCAATAGACGAAATTGTCGAGGAAGGCTACGAACGTTGTGGCATTCGAACCAATAGTGGTTATGACTTAAAGTCAGGCAGACGTACCTTAAATCTTTTACTTCAAGACTGGAATAATAGAGGAATTAATCTTTGGAAAATTAAGTTGATTGCTCAAGAATTAACTGCAGGAACCAGTAAGTATTCTGCAGAAGCGGGTAGTAGCGATATTATGGAAGCTTATGTTTCTAATAATGCTACCTTGATTAATAATACTACCAGCTCAAGCGATGTTTCTTTAACGAAAATTGATCGTTCAGCTTATGCAGCTTTAGCAGGTAAGGGTACTCAATCTCAACCTTCACAATATTTTATCGATCGACAAGGAGTGGATCCAACGGCACCACAAATTTATTTATATCCGAGTCCTGATAAAACGACTTACACTCATTTAAAATATTATGCCATTAAAAGAGTCGAGGACGCTGGAGCTTATACCGATGATCCAGATGCACCAAATAGATTTCTGCCTGCGTTATGTGCAGGAGTGGCTTTTCAATTGGCGCTTAAAAGAGCACCCGATAGAATTCAGGCTTTAAAATTATTATACGAAGATTCAATGCAACGAGCTTTAACGGAGGACGGCACACGAACGAGTGCTTATATTTCTCCAGCTTCTTACTATCCAACGGTGTCATAATGGGAACATGGGCAACAGGTAAATACGCAATGCGAATTTCAGATCGTTCTGGAATGGCTTTTCCCTATCGGGAAATGGTTCAGGAATGGACGGGGGCATGGGTACATGTTTCAGAATATACACCAAAGCAACCTCAACTAAATCCGCCTTATCATCGAGCGGATGCAGTAGCATTGCAACATCCTAAACCACAACATAAATCAGGAATTATAGTAAATTTAGGTCCTCAATATTGGCCAGGACAATTTTATACAACAAGTCATGTATCAGTAAATAATGATGGCGTTGTTACAGGAGCAGCAAGTATGATGCCTGCAGAAAGTCCTTTAACAATGAATAATCAACGGGAAGCTAAGATTAATCTTGGCACAGTAACAGTGAGTATAACCTAATGGCTTTAACTTACGCACAAATGTTAACTAAAGTTCGAGACTATACAGAAGTTGATAGTACAGTTTTAAGTGATTCTATCATTGACGGATTTATTCTTGATGCAGAAGCTAGAATTTATCGAGAATGCGATGGGGATTATTGTAGAGAACAATCTACTTCTACTTTTGTAACAGCAAAGCGATATGTTCAATTACCTGATAATTTATTGATTGTTAGATCTATGCAACATATTACTTCTGGAGGTACTCGAACTTTTTTAGAGAGAAGAGATACGAGTTTTATGTCGGAATATAATTCAACCGATGCTCAAGGAACCCCTAAATATTATGCAATGTGGCATAGAACGAACAATATTCAATACGCTATCGTGGCTCCTGTCCCATCAGCCGCTGATACTTGCCAAGTGAATTATATTAAATATCCTGAGCATTTATATAGTTCGGATGATGCGGCTACTATACCCAATAAACAAACGGCAACGTATTTAAGCACAAAAGCTTCAGAATTGCTTTTTTACGCTACCATGGTAGAAGCCTATGGCTACCTAAAAGGACCAATGGATATGTACAAGCTCTATGAAGACAAGTATAATAA